CCGATCATGTAATGCGCAAAGCCGTTCCCGGCTACGAGGGCTTTTATGAGATTGACGAAGACGGAACCCTTTACCGTCTTGAAGAATGGCGCGAGCACGATTGGCGCGGATCTGTCATCCAGCGCCTGTGGCCTGAACACGTCGTTGTTCCATGCTTGAACGGCGACGGCTACCCAAGCGTTCACATTCAGAAGAGAGAGCATCGCACCCGCGTCACCATCCACCGCTTGCTGGCGTTGACCTTCATCCCGAACCCCGAAGGGCTCCCGCAAGTCAATCACAAGAACGGAGTCAAGACCGACAACCGCCTTGAAAACCTGGAATGGGTCACGTCGCAGCAGAACAACTGGCATCGCGCCAACGTCCTGAACTTGGGTATTTTGAGAGGGACCGAGTGCGCCACGGCAAAGCTGGACGATGAGAAGGTCAGGTTTATCCGCTCCTCTACGGAATCCCTGCAGGCGCTGGCAAACCGCTTTGGCGTCAGCAAGAAGCTGATCCACAACGTTCGGTCGGGGAGAACGTGGCGTCATGTCACACCCTGACCCGCTGGGCGAAATCTCCACACTTAATTATGTAATAAAGACAGGTGTGGCTAGGTGCCGTTTCTGCGTCACCTCCAACGATGCCGTGGGTATGCCAGCCGTTGTTATTCGTGGCGCCAGCGTTACCAACAGTTGAGCCGCCGCAGGTGCCGCGATCCCAGCAGTTGTGATCGGGGGCATAACCGCCCCAGTGGTTGTGCTCGCCGCTGTTGGTGGTGACGAACACGTTGCGGGGCATACCCGACGTCCAGTTGCGGCGAGTGCCGATCGTGTGGCCCGTGCCCGCACCACGAACAAACTGCCCAACGAGGTTCGGCAACAGGGTGCTGCCCAGCACCTGCGCCAGCTCGGGGTAAGTGCCCGCCGAGAAGGTGGAGCCATCGCAGATCAACCACCCCGGCGGTGGGTTCGCCACAGGCCAGATCTGGATACAACCGATCGGCACGCCAACGTTGACGATGGGCACCCCGCTGGTGAGATCCATCGGATCACCGCCGCCAGCACCGCCTAGAGGCAGCCATTGAGAATTGGCGTTGTCCCAGTAGTACAGCGCCCCACCGCCACCGGCCATGGCGGACTGGAGCACGAAGTAGATCTCACCTGCAGCTGCTGTGGCAGGCAGATCGCTGTCAAGGCTGACCCAGCGGACGCCACCTGCCAAGTTCACCTTCGCCCATGGTGCTGCTGGTACAGCCGGAGGCCCAGCGCTGGCAGGAGTTCCGGGTGCCGTATCCGTGGCGCTAACGGGACCAGTGGCACGCCAGATCGCTTCGTTGTGAACAACAAGGCTGCCAACCTCCCAGCCGCCCGCTGCCCATGGCTTCAGGCCATAGAGGTTGTCGCCACGACTCTTGGCTAGCAGGTCGCCACCAACGTGTGACCAGCGCAGGTCGGGGGCAGTCGCGTCACCGCTTCTATTCGAAACCTGTAGCCAGTCGCCCGGGTTCAGAACCGTGCCAGGCAGATCTCGGCCAACCCCATTGGGGTCGGTGGCTTGGATCACGTAGCCCGGTGTGCCGGTGAAAGTCCAGTAGTGGGCGATGTCGCCGATCTGGTTGTTGAGAGTCAGATCGGGCAGTGCAGTGAACTCCGGCACATTCAGCGCGGTGCCGCCAACCTCTTGGATGGTGCCCTCGAACAACGACAGTGCGGCGATCCATGCCCGCACATCCACCTCGCTGTAGAGCTGATGCCAAGCGCCATTGGACCAGACCTTCAACTCCTTGCCGCGTTGCTGGATCGTGGCCTGGAAGTCACCCAACTGCGTGTCAGTTGCCTGGTCTGGGTCGTTGATCAGGCTCTTGACCCAGTTCTGGATGTTCAGAAACCGCCAGTTGCCTGGTGTCGTGCCAACAGCAGCTGCGCCCTGATGCCTGAACTCAAAATTCGGTGCCGTGACCGCTGCCCAGCCGCCTTGCCCCAGGCGTGAATCACCCAACCACAGCAGAGAACCCTGGTCAGGCACCACCAAGCCATTAGCCCTGCCCGCTGTAACGGTCTGCGGTGCGCCTGTGGCGTTGACGCAATGCTGGCCAGCGCTGTGGTCAACCCACGCGCCACCCTCCATGCCGAGCACGAAGCCGTCAGCCTCCGTGACCCACAGCACCGGATCTGTGGCGCGGGCGATCTCGACCACACCGAACACGCTGCCTGGAGCAATCGCAGGCTTTGCCGCACCAGTCGTCAGCTGACCGTCCCAGACAGCGATACGACCTAACGGACGCCCTGCAAAGTCAAGACGGACCGCATACGCCTCACCCGAAGCGATGTTGGTGGTGCTGGGGTCAGGCAGAAACCCTGTCCGGCCATCCCAGCGGATGAAGTTGGCGTGATCCCAGAAATACCCGCTGTTGACGACCTGTTTGTTGCCTGAAGGGTTGCCCCAGTCAGCAGGTGGATCGCAGTTCTCGAAGTTGATGCCCTTGTGGTGGTTGGCGTCAAAACCACGCCGCGCCACGAACGGGCCTGATGTCCCACCGCCAGCAATGGGGATGTGGTTGCGTGGGTCGGCTGATGTTTGGGTGACGCCCTGGTTGAAGCCTGCTGGCGTTTGCGTCATCAATCACCCCTGGCAAAGCCAGACCCGAGTATGGCTACAGGTTACTGAGAAGTCAGCTCACAGTTTTGACACTCTGCCCCTCACCGCCTCCCAGCCAGTGCTGCTCCGCACGTTCAGCTGCAACGCTTGACCTGTCACCACTGCGTTGAACTCGACGGTGTAGGGCAGGCTCAACGGCTGCGCTGATTCCCACGCGATTGTCAGGTTGCCGATCGTGTTTGCCCTGTAGGCGATGACCTTGCAGGTGTACACCTCGTTCCCGCCCGAGCGGGAGAAGAACATCGTCACCTCCATCAGGTCGCCATCGTTGTCAATGGCGACGGGGTTCCAGATGTTTGCCCCCAACGCCTGCCCATTGCTCAGGATCGGTTCAAGACCACCCTGCGCCGGTGCAGGCGGCTGCGTGACAGAGGCCGACGTGCCGCCCATCGGGAAGAAGCGCCCGCCGCCTGCTTTCCACCGATCGCTGTGTGTGGCGCCACCTTTGGGGTTAGAGCGCTCCGCCAGCAGCGGCTGACCCTTGCCCCACTTGCCGCTTTCCTTGATCGACCACTCCCACTCAACGGTGTTGACGTGGTGATCACCATCACGCCCTAGGTCAGGTCCAGGACGCCCTGCACTGTGGTGAACGGTGTTGCCGTCTTGCCCTGGCTTGCCGGTGTCCCCCTTGCTGCCCTGCTCGCCACGCAAGCCCTGTGGTCCTTTGACCTGTCCAGCTTTGATCAGGCTCCCGTCGTCCAGACCGAGAATTAACTCGCCCTCGACAATGCCCGCAGAGACGATCAGACCAGCCACAGCACTATCAAAACCGTTGTGCTGAGTCTATTTGCGCCCGTTCAGGTCAAAGATGGCGCAACGCCTCTGGAAATCAGCGTCGTGATCGTGGTGAATGCGCGCTGCAATCTTCCGCGCTCGTTTCACCAGCAGCCTGAAGGTCATCCGCATCTCCCCGATCACAACGCCAGCGGTGGTGGGCTGGTAGATGTCAAGACGACCCTCGCGGCCTTCGTGACCCTTGGCCACTGGGACTTCCAGGGCACCTTCGCCTGCGACTGCAAAGCCAGCACGGGCAAGCAGCTGCTCAAACTGACCCGATTCCAGGAGGTAACGGCTGAAGTTTTCTTCGTGCCCGAAGCGGACTTGAAGGGTGGTGGGCATTGCCCTTTGGTGACTCTTCCCAAAGGGAAGACCCCTGCGTAGCGGTATGTCAACCGCCCTGCCTCCGCCCTCTCCTGTACCCCCTCGGCACCTTCGGTGGTGGGTCCAGGCTCCTGGGCAGCACCTGCATCAGTGCCTTCTGGCTGTCCATCGCATAGTTCCCGAACCTGTCCTTCTGGCTCACCAGCGCCCTGAACCAGTTAGCACGCTCAACACCCAGCACCTCGTTCTGCGTCTGCCTGCTCGCCCTACGCAGGAAATCCGCCATCACCACATCACGCCCCTGCGCGGGTAGATCCACCGCCTTCCGCCAATACCGCTTCCCATTCACAAACACAGGCTTGGCGTAATACCGCTCACCCTTCTTCGCCTTCGGGTGGTCGATGTTCTTGTAGCGCCACTTGCCCGCTGCAGTCTTCAATGGTTTGCCGTCCTTATCCGTCAGCACCTTCTCGCCCGGCACCAGCTCAACAAAGCTGGCGTCAAGCGGCTCATCCTTCCGCAGTTCCCATTCCGTTTGAGTCAACGGAAGAACCATGCACCTGCAGTTCGGGTGGCGGGGGGTTTGCGGCAGCTCCGAGCGCTTCCTCCTCACCGCGCCTGACCAAGGAGCGCACTGTTCGCACACGCGATAATCAAAAATTGCCGAGTATTCGTAAGCAGCAATCACGTCTCTGTTTGCATCCCACATGCGGTTGTGGGCACGCTGACTCATGTCCATGACAGCTGTCCTGGCAATCGCCTTTGCCTGCACCTGCGACGTGCGTGCTGCCTTGGCGATTTCATCCGCAATCTCGTCGTTTGTTATCCCAGTGATGAACCCCGTCTTGGTCACGCGGTCGATGATCGTCATGTTTGACTTAAGCCACGGCCCCCGATCAGTCGCCGCCCCGTTCGTGTG